TAGAGGCTGTCGAGGCTCTGGAGTCGGACAACACCCCCAAGCACTACAGCATTGAAGACCTCAAAGAGATCGTCAGAACCTACCGGGCCAAGCGGAAAGAACTTGCCAAGCAATCCGAATCATCCTGAGGTGCCCAAATGTACAAGCACGGATGCACAGGCAAGACCAAGTTCCTCACCTTCTCCCAAGCCTCAAAGCGGGCCAAGATCATGACCAAACGCTCTGAATGTGGCCTTGACGCCTACCACTGCACGCACTGCAACCAATTCCATGTTGGCGCCTCCCGCTCGTTCAAGAAGCGCGACACGCGCAAGGGTGGGTGAGATGGCGAAGGGGGATAAAGCCGCGCTTCTGGATCAATTCGGCATTGACGAGGTGTGCGCCAGGCTGATCGCAGGCGAAAGCCAAGGAGCAATTGCCAAGCATGTCGGCGTCGGACTCATGACGCTGATTGATTGGATTGCAGCCGACCCCGTGCGTTCCGCGCGCGCACGCGAAGCCCGGACGGCTGCGGCTCGCCAGTTTGATGAAAAGGCAGAAGCAGAACTCCGGGATGCATCTGACCCGTTCACGCTGGCAAGAGCCAAGGAGTTGGCGCACCATTTCAGGTGGAGGGCGTCCAAGGTTGCGCCACGGGATTACGGCGACAAGCTCGCCATTGGCGGAGCGGAAGACCTCCCGCCTCTGAAAAACCTGTCCGACGATGATCTGGAGGCGAGGATTCGGGCAAAGCTGGAGGCAATGAATGCCAGCAAGCCGGAGTGACCGCGAGGAATTGTTGTTGTTGTTGGAGGAAAAGGAGCGCCGAGTCAAAGACCGGCGCCACCTGACGCTGTTTTCCACGCTCTACGACTGGCAGCGTGAATTTCTGGCCGCGACAGCGCGCTATTCCCAATGCTGCCTGATCGCTGCCAACCGGATCGGCAAGACCTACACGGGCACATACGCCGATGCCGTTCACGCTTTGGGCGACTACCCGGAAGGCTGGGATGGGCACCGATTCAGCCATGCCCCGCTGATCTGGTGCCTTGGCTACTCAGGCGAGAAGACGCGCGACCTCCTGCAAACCCCGCTTGTGGGGCGCAAGGACGGCGACAAGTTCCTGGGTGGATTGATCCCTGCTGATCGCATCCTCGGCTATGAGTCCATGACGGGCACGCCCAACGCTGTGCGGACGCTGCTGGTCAAGCATGCGACCGGCGAGGTGGCACGGATTCAGTTTTGGAGCTACAGCCAAGGTCAGCACGCACTCATGGGCGACGGTGTTGACTGGTATCACATCGACGAAGAACCGCGCGACAGCACGATTTTCCCGCAGGTGCTGGTGCGGACTGCGACCGGCGATAAAGGCAAAGGCGGGCGCGGCATCCTGACATTCACGCCAGAAAACGGGCGCACCGAGCTGGTGTTGCAGTTCATGGAGACGCCCAGCCCGGCGCAGTTCTGCATGCGCAAAGGGTGGGACGATGCGCCTCACTTGTCCGAGAAGGTCAAGGAAGACTTGCTCTCATCATTCCCGGCTCATCAGCGCGAGATGCGCACAAAGGGCGTGCCGATGCTGGGTCATGGCCGCATCTACGACCTGGCCGAAGACGATGTGGTGTGCTCGCCGTTCGACATTCCGCCGCACTTCCGGGTCATTGATGGCCTTGACTTTGGTTGGGATCACCCGCAAGCGCATGTCCAACTCGCCATTGATCCAGACAACGAGATGTTCTATGTGACCCGCTCATGGAAGAAGCGGCACACCTTGGCCGATGTGGCATATGGAGCGGTGAAGTCCTGGGCCGCTGGCGTTCCTACTGCCTGGCCTGCTGACGGGCTCCAGACAGAGAAGGGCAGCGGCAAGCAGCAGAAGGCGTATTACTCCGAGGCCGGCTTCAACATGCTCCCGGTTCACGCGACCTGGCCGGACGGCTCAAACGGCGTAGAGGCTGGGCTGCTGGAAATCCGCGACCTGATGCTTAAGGGCAAGTTCAAGATTTTCCGGGGTCAACGTGACTTGCTGGACGAGTTCTTGCAGTACCACCGAGACGAAAACGGGAAGATCGTCAAGGTAGGCGAGGACGTTCTAGACGCCATGCGCTATGCCTACATGATGCGCCGCGCTGCCGTGCCGTTTGCCGATGTTGGCAAGCCAAAGCGCCCGACCGTAACGCCTATCCCTGTGCGATCACCATTTGCACGGCGGTAGGGGTAGCCTTTACCATTTGCAGGCGGAAGTCCGTCCGCTGAATTACGACCCACTTGGGTCCGCTGAGTAGTCGAGCCGCCAGCAGCTCATTCGCCCTCTAGGGGAATGACGCTCATGAGCCGCCCGACGAACGCTGAAAAGCACGCCACGATCCACGCCGAAGCCCTGGCGTTGTTCAACCGAATCCAGTCCGCACAGCAGGAAACCCGCCTGCAATGTTTGGAGGATCGGCGCTTTTACTCCATTGCCGGCGCGCAGTGGGAAGGCCCGCTCGGTGAGCAGTTCGACAACCGCCCCCGCCTTGAGTTCAACAAGGTTCACTTGGCGGTCATTCGCATCATCAACGAGTACCGAAACAACCGGATCACCGTTGACTTCCAGACACCGGACGGCTCCACCGATGACGAGATGGCCGATGCTTGCGACGGTCTGTTCCGTGCGGACGAGAAGTACAGCACCGCAGATGAGGCGTATGACAACGCCTTTGAGGAAGCCGTGGGCGGCGGCTTTGGTGCCTTCCGGCTGTGCGCGAAGTACGAAAACGAAGACGACGACGAAGACGACCGCCAGCGGGTTCACATCGAGCCCATCGTCGATGCTGATTCGTGCGTGTTCTTCGACTTGTCGGCCAAGCGGTACGACAAGGCAGATGCGAAACACTGCTTTGTGCTGACCGGCACGACGCCCGACGCCTACAAGGAAGAATGGGGCGACGATCCCGCGAGCTGGCCCAAGGAAATCACCCGCAGTGAGTTTGATTGGTGCGGCTCCGACTTCGTCTATGTGGCCGAGTTCTACAAGGTCGAGGAAGTCTCTGACCCGGTGATGATCTTCCGCTCCATGTTCGATGGCTCGGAGAAGTCGCACCGCAAATCTGAGCTGGACGCCGATCCGGCCATCCAAGATGTTCTGACCGCCACCGGATACCGCCTGGCGCGCGAGAAGAAGTCCAAGCGCAAGAAGGTGCACAAGTACCTGATGAGCGGCGGCAAGATCCTGGAGGACTGCGGCTACATCGCTGGTTCGTGCATTCCCATCGTTCCTGTGTACGGCAAACGCTGGTTTGTTGACGGAATCGAGCGGTGCATGGGTCACGTTCGTTTGGCAAAGGACGCCCAGCGTCTGACCAATTCGCTCATGTCTTGGCTCGCCGACATGGCAGGGCGCTTCGACATTGAAAAGCCCATCCTGACGCCTGAGCAGATCGCCGGCCACGCCCAGCAATGGGCGGATGACAACATCAGCCGCTACCCCTATTTGCTCATCAACCCGATCACCGACGCGACGGGTCAGCAGGTTGCATCTGGCCCCGTTGGATACACCAAAGCTCCGAACGTTCCGCCTGCAATGGCTGCCCTGGCGCAGTTGGCAGAGCAGGGGCTCTCCGATCTGCTAGGCAAGCAGGAAGCCGGCGAGCAGATGCAATCGAACATCTCCGGCAAGGTGGTGGAACTCGTCCAGAACCGGCTTGACATGCAGGTTTTCATCTACATGAGCAACCTTGCCAAGTCGATGAAGCGATGCGGGGAAATCTGGCTGTCCATGATGAAGGACATTGCCGTCGAGCCCGAGCGCAAGATGAAGACCATCGACAAAGACGGTCAGGTCGGCGCTGTCGTTCTGAATCAGCCGATGTTTGACGCCGAGAAGGGTGAAGACTACCTAGAGAACGACCTCAGTCAAGCCATGTTTGAGGTGGATGTTGATGTCGGCCCGAGCAGCAGCAGCCGCCGATCATCCACTGTGCGCAGCCTCACTGCGCTGATCTCGATCACCGAAGACCCGCAGACCAAGCAAGCCTTGACGCTCGCAGCAATCGCCAACATCGAAGGCGAGGGCCTGCAAGATCTGCGCGATTGGGCGCGCGCCTCTGCTGTCCGTGCTGGCGTGGTCAAACCGACCGAGGAAGAGGTGCAAAAGATGGCCGAAGAGCAGGCCAGCCAGCAACCCGACCCGCAGGCGCAATTGGCCGGTGCTTTGACTCAGCAAGCCCTCGCAGACGCAGAGAAGAAGCGCGCCGACACGGTCAATGCGCTGGCTTCTGCCGACCTCAAGGCCGCACAGGCTCAGAAGGTCGCAGCCGAGACAGACGGCGCTCGCGTGTCTTCCATGATCGACGCAGCAGACGCCATCCAGCGCGTCAGCACGCCACCCGATCAGGTGATTCCGATGGCGCCTCAAACAAGCATGCCAACGCTCTAAACAGAACAAACGCGGAAAAACATCCGAGATCGATGTGGGGGGTGCTCGGCATCCTCAAGTCCCATGGTGTCCCCCGGCCAGTCCTCGGGGAGCAATGGGATTTTGAGTGATGACCGACCAGGCAGATACCGAACTGGCGACCCTTGAAGACGCGGCACAAGACCTGCCGACGGACGAGCAAAACACCCCTGACGCTGTCGAGAGCGAGACGCCCGCAGATCAGGAAGCCCAAGCGGCTGAAGGTGCCCCGTCTGTTGATGCACAAGCCGATGACGAGGTTGTTGTTTCGTTCGGCGATGAGGCCCCGCCCGCCTCGGAAGACGACGAGAAGCCCGCTCCTGCATGGGTCAAAGACCTGCGCCGGGCCAACAGAGAAAAAGACCGCCGCATCCGCGAGCTTGAGCAGCGTCTGAACGCTGGCAATCAGCAAGCCGAACAGGCTGTTGTTGTCGGTGCAAAGCCTGACTTGGGTGATCCGGACATCGACTACGACCAAGAGAAGTACGACAAAGCACTTCTCGCGTGGCATGCGCGCCAGCTCGAAGCTGAGCAGCAGAAAGCGAAAAAGGTTGAAGCCGAGAAAGCCGCTACGGATGCATGGGTTGCACGAGTCAAGACCTACGAACAGGCAAAAGCCTCGCTCAAGGTTCCCGACTTCCAAGACGCTGAAGACGCATTGTCCGACGCGTTGAGTGTGACCCAACAAGGCGTGATTTTGTCCGGTGCTGAAAAGCCCGAGCTGTTGGTCTACGCGCTGGGCAAAGCCCCGGCAAAGCTCAAGGAACTCGCCGCCATCACTGACCCCGTCAAGTTCGCATTCGCAGTTGCGAAGCTGGAGACGCAGTTGAAGGTTCAACCACGCAAACAGGCCCCCGCG